AGGCCCGTGGCGGTGCTGAATCGTTTGATTGGACTCCTCCACGTGGCGGCGCTGGTAAGTATATCTGCAGCGAATGGACTATGGATATGTTGAACTGCAACAACAATACCATTACAGCAACTTTTGTTGAAGTGTACGAACCATGAGCGAGATATTCCGCGAGCTGCTTAGCTCAAGCCCTTACGCGATCATCGAGCTGTTTGAGCTGCACCTAAGCCAAGAGCTGCATGGCAGTAGCGACATTGTGCGCTTCCACGCTGGCGTCAATCAGAAGACTGCAGTTGGCGATGTGTACTGGCAGGGCAATCCATACACAGCGCTTCCCGTTGAAGTGGATGGTTTTGAGTACAACGGCAATGGACAGCTGCCGCGCCCGCGTGTGCGCGTGTCTAACTTGCTCGGCAGCATCTCTGCGCTGTTGCTCGGCGTCAATGAGATCACGCCTGGCAACGATCTGACCGGCGCAAAGTTTATCCGCATCCGTACGCTTAGCCGCTTCTTGGACCCGGTGAACTTTGAAGGCGGCGTCAATCCATACGGCACGCCAGCCAACGAGGAGATGCCGCGTGAGATTTACTACATCGACCGCAAGACGCTAGAGAACCGCGAGATTGTTGAGTTCGAGCTTGCTGCAGTATTTGATCTTGCCGGTGTGCGTGCACCGAAGCGTCAGATCATCGCCAACATCTGCCAGTGGAAATATCGCAGCGCAGAGTGCGGTTATACAGGCACAAACTACTTCGATGAATACGACAACGCCTTAGGTTCTACGCCTGCTACAAATTTCCCGTCTACGGCATTTGGCGCACAACTGACCGCTGGCGAAACCTTGAATGAAGGCGATGCGATCGTGTCTGCCAATGGCTGGTATCGCTCACTGATGCAAGCTGACGGCAACTTTGTCACCTACAACAAGGCTGGCGTTGCGGTCTGGGCAACGAACACAAACTACGGCGACGGAAACTATCAGCTGCGTATGCAGACGGACGGCAACCTTGTGATCTACAACGGATCAAGCCCGATCTGGGCCAGCAATACCGTTAGCCGAGCAGTGCCCACCAGTCTAGGCTTTGTTGATTGGTATCCGGTTGACGCGATCACAGGCCGATCTGGTGGCTTCGGCTGGGAATGTGTTGGATCGTCGCCGGGCTCCGCAGGACTCACCAATACGCAGACAGAAACCTTCAGCGTGGATGGGCGATCTATTTCAGTGCAATTTGAGTTTCAATCAACCGAGCTTCCCGCAGGTCACTACACAGGGCAAACGTACGCTTGGAACATTATTAACAGCGCATCAATTACAGCGTCAAGTGGTGTGTTTTATCTGAACGAGATCATCAACCTGCCCAAGACTTTATCTTCCAACAATCCCTTCAGGAACAACCACCCGACATGGGGTACGTTGTCACAGGCAGGCCCGAGCTATCAGATCACAGCAGTCTCAGGCAACACAAACAACAGGCTGAACATCGGCAACAACGGCGTGATGATCGTTTTCACCAATACGAACACGCAGCTTTGGACTTCGGGCTACAGCAGCAATGATGAGCCACTGGTGCAGACAGGCACGGTAGACCCATTGCGGGATGTATGCGGCAAGCGGATCAGCAGTTGCAAGAAGCGCTTTGGTGATTACAACAACCTACCCTTTGGATCATTCCCCGCTGCTGGCACGTTCTACGGATGACCTACTGGAAACACAAGGCAGTTGAGCACGCACTGGCGGAAGCGCCGCGCGAGGCGTGCGGGCTGGTGGTGGTCGTCAAAGGACGCGAGCGCTATTGGCCGTGTCGCAACCTTGCTACAGAGCAGGATTTTTTCGTACTTGATCCTGAGGACTACGCCGCAGCGGAAGAAGCCGGTGAGATCACTGCAGTCTTTCACAGCCATCCCAAATCCACCGCTCAAGCCAGCCAGGCTGACCTGATGGCGTGCGAAAAGTCAGGCCTCAAGTGGTACATCTGCAACCCCGGCACCGAGATGTGGAGCGAGATCGAGCCACAGGGCTATCAAGCGCCGCTGATCGGTCGGCAATGGGTGTGGGGCGTGTCGGACTGCTGGACGCTGGCGCGTGACTGGTATCGGGAAGAGCTGGGGCTTGACCTGCCTGACTGGAGCCGACCGCTATCGCTGCTGGAGTTCAACCAAGCGCCAATGTTTCAGCCGTGCTTCGAGGAGGCTGGCTTTGTGGACCTAGGGCTAGAGCTGCCCGAGTACGGCGACTTGATCTTTATGTCGCTTGATGGCTCGCCCGGACTGAACCACGTGGGCGTGTATTTAGGTGATCAGCTGATGCTGCACCATCTCAGGGGTCGCCTTAGCAGCCGAGACCTTTGGGGTGGCTACTATCAGAAGAGCACAGGTTTGATCGTCAGACACAGGAGCAGGTGCTGAGATGTTCCGCGTGATCAAGGTCTACGGCAAACTGGCAAAGCACCTTGGCCAGCGCAGCTTCAAGGCAGCAGTGCAGACGCCCGCCGAAGCAGTGCGGTTTCTTCTGGCGAATTTTCCAAGTCTGCGCAGCTTGCTGGTAGAAGGGGATTACAAGGTCACAGTTGGGCGGAATGAGCTAGATATTGGCGATCAGCCTGAGCAACTGCACTATCCGAGCGCGTCATTTGAGGCGATCAGGATCGTGCCTGTTATTGCCGGTGCAGGTGGCGCGACCGGTCGGATTATTGCAGGAGTTGCTCTCGTGGCCGCATCACTCCTGTTTGCGCCTGGCGCAGCATTGGCATCTGCTGCTTTTACGCTTGGTCCAATGGCCGTATCTATCGGCGTCGGTATCGGCGCATCTTTAGCACTAGGCGGCGTCGCACAACTGCTGACACCAACGCCAACCATCTCTCAAGGTGTTGACTCCGCTACTGACCCACGCCGCAGCTATAGCTTTTCAGGCATCCAAAACGTGAGCAGACAGGGCATCCCAGTGCCCGTGATCTATGGCGAGGTGTTCACCGGCAGCGTTGTGATTTCCGCAGGCATCAACACTGAGGAGGTTGCAGCGTGACGGATAAACGACTGATCGCCGGTGCAGGCGGTGGCGGCGGTGGCGGCAAAGGCGGTGGCAGTAGCGCAGGCGGTGCTAGCGCAAACGTCACCAAGGACAACCTCGACTCTCGCCAAGTTGCGCGGATCATTGACCTCCTAGGCGAAGGCGAGATTGCAGGCTTCCCATCAGCGCGTAACTACACACCAGGCACAAGTGCCTATAACAATGCGCTACTTAAGGACGTTTTCTTTAACAATACGCCTATTCTTCGCGAAGGCGCTGACCCAAATAATGTTCAAGCGTCAGACTATAACTTTGATACAACTGGCGCGGTTTTTGAGTTTCGCACTGGCACGCAGAATCAAGACTATACAGCCAATGTTGGTGATGCGAACCAACGCACTGTTCAGGTTTCCACCAAAGTAACCAACGCATCGCCCGTTACGCGATCCGTCACTGATACCGATGTCAATGCAGTCCGTGTAACGATCGGCACACCGGCGCTGCAGATCTTCAAAAGCAATGGCGATGTAGAAGGCGCCAAAATTGAATACGAAATCCGCGTCTCCTACAGCGGCGGTCCCTACACCACAGTGGTCAGTGACAAGATCGTTGGTCGCACCGCTGATCTGTATCAGCGCATCCATCGAATCGACTTGACCGCATCAGCGCCAGTTGATATTCGCGTTGTGCGTATTTCACCCGATGCGCCAGTCTCTGGCAACACCACCGAGAACAGCGACTTCTTTTGGTATGACTACACCGAAAAGATCAACGCTAAGACGACCTATCCGAATAGTGCGCTGTTTGGCATCAAGATCAACGCTGAGCAGTTCAGCAGCATCCCCAGCCGCAGCTATCGCATCCGTGGACTGAAGGTTCGTATCCCAAATAATGCAACAGTCAACCCAGTCAATGGCAGGCTGATCTATGCCGGCGCGTGGAACGGCAGCTTTGCTGCTGCGCAATGGACAACTGATCCAGCTTGGATCCTCTGGGATTTATTGACTAGCACCCGTTACGGCTTTGGCGATCACATCGACTCTGCACAGCTCGACAAGTGGAGCTTTCTCGCTGCCAGCCAATACTGCGCAGAAGTGGTCGCTGATGGCAAAGGCGGCCAAGAGCCGCGCTTCTCCTGCAATGTGGTCCTGCAAACGCAAGAGGAAGCCTTCAAGCTGATCAACGATCTGTGTTCAGTGTTCCGCGCCATGCCGTTCTGGGCGGCTGGAACGTTGGAGATCTCACAAGATCGCCCGCAAGACTACAACTACATCTTCAACCAGACCAACGTCACCGAAGAAGGCTTTACCTACAGCGGCAGTGGTCTGAAGACACGCCACACCGTTGTGGTGGTGCAGTATTTCGACATGGATCTACGCGACCTTGCCTATGAGGTCGTCGAAGACAAGACCGGCATTGATAAATTCGGCGTCGTCAAAACTGAGATCAGCGCCTTTGCCTGCACCAGCCAAGGGCAAGCGCGGCGTATCGGCGAGTGGTTGCTCTACACAGAGCAGAACGAGACTGAGGTTGTCAGCTTTGCAACTGATATTGCAGCCGGCATCACGGTGCGTCCCGGTGATCTGATTAAGATTGCCGATCCTGTTCGCGCCGGCGTCTCGCGTTCTGGCCGCTGCACCAGTGGATCGACGACCACCAGCGTGAAGCTTGATCGCAGTGATGTGATCCTGTTCCCCAGTGGCCCGCCGCCAAACTTCACCTTTAACGTCCTGCTGCCTGATGGCACGCTGGCGATCGTGCCTGGTTCAACACTGGGCGGCAATACCGTCAGCGTTGGCACCACGCTGGCACTAGCGCCTATCGCGGGTGCACCGTGGACGATCGGCACCGGTGAGGTGCAGATGTCAACGTGGCGTGTGCTCAATATCTCAGAAGATCAAGACACCTACAAGATCACTGCTGTTGCCCATAACTCCAGTAAGTACGACTACGTAGAGCGCGACGTTCCGCTGAGTGTGCGGGATGTTTCCGATCTCAACGAACCGCCAAATTCGCCAACCAACCTTGCTGTCCAGGAAGTCCTGTACGAAAGCAACGGCCAAGTGCTGGCGAAGCTGATCGTGACATGGCGCAGTTCGGATCGGGCGTTGACCTATGAGATGCGCTACCGCTACAACAATGGCAACTGGGTTTCGCGCACCACGCGGGCGATTGATGCTGAGATCCAAAACAGCGATGTTGGCACATATGAGATTGAGGTGGTTGCTATTGGCGCGATCAACAGCAAGCG